CACTCTTTCCCTACACGACGCTCTTCCGATCTAATTAGATGAACAAAAAGAGATTTGCCATTTGTATGTCTTAACTCCTAATGCAAAGAAAGTTATGGATGAAAATAAAGATAAATTTAATTAAAGTTAAACATTTTTAGATTTTATTTTAAAGTCAGCTTAGCTGGCTTTTTGTTTTATACAAAATTAAGGCGGTGGTGATATGAGTTGAAAAGTCATAAAAAGTCAAGATTAGGCCCTTTTAGCAAGCTAAATAAAGCTCAGAGAACTCTTATTAGGCTTGACTTTGAAGGTAATCATAAAAATTCAGAGATTGCTTATCAAATTGGCGTTAAAAATAGTACAACTGTATCACATTGGAGAGCTAGAGATTGGTATCAGCCTGCTATGGAAGATTATATGAAGATGCAAGTTAATACTACTTATCAAGTTAAAGCTGTTCAGACCTGCTTTAAATTGCTAAATGCTAAATCCGAGATGGTAAGACTTCAAGCAGCTACTTCACTTTTAAAAATGGCAGGTTTGTTTTCTGACAATTCAACACCAGAATTAGATAAAGCAAAACTTCGTAAGTTAAATGCTGATGCTGATGTATCAGAAGCAAAGGCAAAGCAACTTAAAGAAGGGACTAGCTTGGATGGTGTAACAATTCAATTTGTAAGATCAGACAGAGAAGAGGAAAAAGACAGTGAAAACGATCAGAGTTGATGTGAATTCACTAATCAGTCCTCATTTTGATAAAGTTCTGTATTCAAATGCGTTAAATAAAGTACTCAATGGCGGTCGTGGTTCAACAAAATCGACCGTTATTTCTTTGCAGTTGGTTATGGACTTTCTGAGTGATCCTCAGGCTAATGTTTTGGTATTGCGAAAAGTTGCTAAAGATATTGAGCTGTCAGTTTATGAGCAGATCAAGTGGGCTATTGATGCATTACATGCTACTGATCTGTTCATTTACAAGAAATCACCTTACAGAATCATTCATAAGGCAACAGGAACAGCCTTTTATTTCTCCGGTGTAGATGATCCTAGCAAGTTGAAAGGTATGATCATTGCTAATGGGTATGTTCGTTGGCTCTGGTTTGAAGAGCTTGCTGAATTTAAATCATGGCAAGAGATTGATACAGTTCGGCTGTCCTTTACTCGTAAGAAGTTGCCGCCTGGTAAGCATGTAGTTTGTTATTACAGCTACAATCCACCTAATAACCCATACGATTGGATTAATGAGTGGATTCAAACAGTAGATGGTCAAAAGAATTGGTACGTTGATCATTCAAGCTACAAGGATGTTATGCCAGGAATACTATCTCAGGATTATCTAGATGAAATTGAGGTAGTTAAAAAGAACGATCCTAACTATTATCGCTGGAACTACCTTGGAGAAGTCGTTGGTTTAGGCACTAATGTCTATAACATGGACCTATTCAAGTTAGTTGATAAGGTGCCTGATGATGACTACATAACCAATCTGCTTTTTGGTATGGACGTTGGGTATGAAACTTCAGCAACTACAGTAGTAGCAGCTGGATTATCAATTAAAGGGACCGTGTACGTCTTAGATACCTGGTATTACTCACCTGCTGGAAGAGTCAATAAGATGGCTCCATCACAATTGGACAAAGCTATTTATCCATTTTTGCTGAAAGTAGCAAAGCAATATCAAGTGAGTCCAACTAAATTAACAATGGATTCAGCTGATGGTGCTTTGCATCAACAATTTATTCTTGATTACAACATTAGATGGCACAAGGTTAACAAGAATGAATATAAAAATGTGGGAATGATTGAGCTAGTTCGTTCATTAGCAGCACAAGACAGAATTCGAGTGGTGGATATTGAATCCAATCAAATATTCCTTGAACAACACAAAATGTACCGCTGGGATGAAAACACTCTTGATAGTGATGATCCAAAGGTAATAAAGAAGGATGACCACACGCCGGACGCTTTTAAGTATCTGGTGAGTGATAATGCAAGACTGCTGAACCTTAAACATTAGGAGGTGAAAGCCTTGAATATACTGACTAGAATAAAAAACTTCTTCAAGATAGGAGGTGCAAAGTTAGGTTTGACACAAAATTTAGAAAAAGTAACCGATGATCCTAGAGTTGCAATTCCGTCCAGTGAATATGGACGAATTAGAGAAGCTAAGGCTTATTATGCTAACGACTTAAAAGAAGTTACTTTCCATGATGCTCGTGGTAGAGCATATAAGAGACAACTAAACTCATTGAACATCACTAAGATGGCATCAAGACGATTAGCCTCGATTATTTTCAATGAAGGCTGTGAAGTATCCGTTGATGATAAAAAGGCTGACAAGGTGGTTCAGCAAGTCTTACAGGCAAGTGACTTTAATGAGAACTATGAAACATTTCTTGAAAAGTGGATTGCTTTGGGCTCTGGCTGTATCCGTCCAACCATTAGCAATGGGAAGATCGTTCTTTCATGGGCTGTGGCGGATCAAGTGTATCCATTGAACGTTAATACAAGTGAAGTCAATGAAATTGCCATAGCATTCAAGTCTCAACAGGCTGAAAACAGACAAACCGTGTATTACACATTACTTGAGTTTCATCAATGGGATCAAAACACAGGTGATTACACGATTACCAATGAGCTTTATCGTTCAACTCAAAAAGATACTGTTGGTATTCAAGTATCATTAGATACCTTGGACGAGTATGCAAGCTTACAGCCATCAGTTAAGTTTCATAATATTACTAAGCCGTTGTTTGCTTTCTACAAGAATCCAGGTGCCAATAACATCAATTTAGATTCTCCATTAGGTTTAGGAATTGTGGACAATGCAAAGACAACAGTTGATGCTATTAATCGTACTCATGATGAATTTGTTGAAGAACTAATCAAAGGCCGGAGAAGGATCCTAGCTCCTGATTACATGTTTCAAGGTGCATCTGAATCAAATGAGTTAAATCAATTTGCTAACAAGACGCATCCGCCATTGTTACCGGAAGATGAAACAGTATTTCAAATGTACTACGGTAGCAATAGCGATGAGGACAAGATTGTTGATTTAACAGTTCCTATTCGTGTTGATGATTACACCAAGGCAATGGATTTCTGGCTCAATGAATTTGAACGTGAAACAGGTTTATCACAAGGTACTTTTACTTCAACGCCTCAAGGAATCCAAACTGCTACGGAAGTAGTATCGAACAATTCCACAACTTACCAAACTAGATCATCCTATTTAACGATGGTTGAAAAGAATATCTATGCTTTGATCTACGCTATTTTAGAGTTAGCTCAGTATACTGACTTGCTTGATCCTGATTATCAATGGACAGGTGATATTGAGACAGTTAAACCAAGCTTCAAGCCTAATGATGGTGTATTTATCGATCAAGACAAACAAAAGCAAGAAGATCTTCAAGCAGTTGCTGGTAATGCACTTCCAAAGAGAATCATGTGGATTCGTGATTATGGTATTGACGATGCTACTGCAGATGAGTGGTGGAAGATGTTGCAGGAAGAAAGTGGTCAACCTGATCCAGATGGTGAAATAGGTTTGTATGCATCTGGTGGTGATGATAACAATGACGAAGAAGACGACACTGAATCAGATGCTGAAGGAAGCTGATTCGATAGGTGATTACTACGCTTATCTTCAGCAACAAACCTTTTATTTATTAATCGATGCATTTAAAAGCACTCGTCCTCATTTAGTAAAGCAAAACGACACCAAATCTTTATTGGAATGGCGTTTAAGAGCCTTATCTAAGATGGGTGCTTTAACCAAACAAGTTGTAGCTCTTATTTCTAAGTCAACAGGTAGAAGTAAGAGCTATATTTATGCCTTGATTCATGATAATGGTTTGAAAGTAGCAAGAGAAATGAATCAAGAACTATCTAAAACACTTCACAAGCCATTAAAGAATGTCAGTCAAGATACAATGCTGGTAATCAATAGTTATGCAAGCCAAACATTTAGAGACGTTGACAATTATGTTAATCAAACACTGCTTGATACGAACTATCATCGCAATCCAGCATTAAAGACATATCAGAAGATTATTGATAATACTGTGTTGCAAGTCACAACTGGTTTGAAAACTACACAGCAGGCAATTCAAGACGGCATTTATAAAATGTATGATGAAGGACTTAAAAGTTCCTTTGTTGATAAGGGCGGTCATACTTGGTCTGTGGAAGGCTACACACGAATGGTTGTTAAATCAACTACAGCAAGAACTTTTAACGATGTACGTATGCAATCGATGAAAGAGTTTGGCTCAACTTTAATGATTATGACTACTCATTATGCTGCTAGACCTGCTTGTTCCACTATTCAGGGGGATGTAGTTAATATAGTTCCAAGATCAGATCCTAGATTTAATAAAAAATATCCTACGATTTATGATCATGGTTATGGTAAACCATCAGGAACATTGGGTATTAATTGTCGCCATACTCTACAAACGTATGTTGAAGGAGTAAGTCATAATTTTCAGAAAAAGGTAGATCCTGAGACAGCTGTCAAGAATGGAAAAATTGAAGCTAAACAACGTGCATATGAGCGCAAAGTTCGTGCTTTGAAGTATAAAAAATTATTAGCTGAAAGAGTTGGTGATCCTTCTGGTGCATCTAAGTTTCAGCATCAAATATCTGGTTATCAGGCTAAGTTACGTACTATTGTTAAGCAGCATAGATTCTTGGCAAGACAATATGGACGTGAAAAGATTTATCCAAACATGGAGGAAATCGACGGAAAAGCAGCAAACATTAGATTGACTGTCAATCCTGATAAGCAAGCACGTCATATCCTTGGTACTCCAGAATATAATGCTGCACTTAAAAATAGAAAGACAGAGCCAAGCTACTTCACTATTTCTCCTAAGGAATTGAATGATATAATTCAAAAGGGAGCCAATAGGGAAAAGGCTTTCAGAAATTATCAATACATAGATGCTGAAAAGATCGTTGGCGTTTATAAAGATGAGGATGGCAATGCAGTCAAGACTGGTCGACTTAAGTTAATGCAGTCTAAGAACGGTAGTCATGCGGTACCTGCACCACCTGAATCTAAGGAGAAAAAGAAATGAAAGTAACTAAGGATACTTCATTGTGGGATATTCATGATTATACGTACATGAAAAACGTAATTATTACGTTTAAAGATGGTCATAAGAAGAAATACTTTATTTTAGATACCACTCCAGCAGAAGATGAGCCTGAAAGCGGTAAAGATGAGATTGTTTACATGACTGATCATGATAAAAGTCCTAACGGTGCTGATCGTTATGCTGGTAACGGTATTCCGATCGAAAAAATTTCAGAGATTCAAGTTTTAGATAATTAAATATTTCGACCTTAGCATGTCGTTAAAAGGCTTTTTTGTTTTGCTCTTATAAATCTAACGTTAGGAGAAGAAAAATGGACAAAGATTTTTTGAAAAAACTCGGTTTGACCGATGAAATCGCTGATAAGGTTATGGATCAGCATGATAAGGATGTTCAGCAACTCAAAGATAATAATGCTGAACTCCAATCAACCAATGACAGCTTAAATGATCAAATTACTTCGAATGCTAAGCAATTGAAAGATTTAAAGAAGGTTGCTGGTGACAATGAAGAATTGCAAGCCAAACTTGATAAAGCCATGAGTGATAGTCAAGAACGAGAAAAGAAATTAAAGGATCAAATTGCTACTCAAAGAAAGAACTTTGCAGTAGGCAATGCTTTGAGGGATGCAGGAGCTAAGAATTCTAAGGCCGTTGAGGCATTACTTGATCTAGATAAGGTCTCACTTGATGATAATGGTCAACTCATTGGTATCAGCGATCAAATCGACAATATCAAGAAATCAGACAGCTATTTATTCAATTCCGAATCTAAGCCCAATGTTGAGTTTGGTGCTAAAGGGAATCCTAGCAACACTGATAACAAGGGTGAAAAATCAATTGTCGATATTATTCAAGCGAATATGGAAAAAGGAAAGTAGGTAATTAAATGATTGTTTTAGATTCAAAGGATCTAGCAAAAATTGATAAAGAATATGCTGCAGACTCACAAATTTGGCAACCATTAACGGCTGGCGCAAAAGGTGTGACTGCGGCTGATTTCGTTGGTGCAAAGGAAGTTAGAATTAATAAGCTGTCTGGCTTTGTACAACCGTCAGAATACAAGCGTAACCAAGATAATGCTCGTTCAGCTATTAGCATTGAGAAAGAAACCGTTAGTTTAAAAAATGAAGATTGGTTTGCTTACGACCTTGATTCATTTGATATGAGTGAAAATGGCGCTTTACAAGTAGCTAATGTTACTGAGGAACACCATAGACTAATTACAGTCCCTCATCGTGATAAAGTAGCCGCACAAGCCTTATATGATGCAGTTAAGGATAATTCTAATGGCAACTTTGTAACAGATACGGTTGATGCTGATAATGTTTTGGAAGCGTACGATAATGCAGATGCTTACATGACTGATAACGAGATCCCAGGTGGGTATGTCATGTTTGTTTCTAGCAAGTTCTATAACCTTTTGAAGAATGCAAAAGGGTTAACTAGGACATTTTCAACTAATCAAATGCAAATTCAAGGTATTAACAGATCTGTAGGTCAATTAGACGGTGGCGTTCCAATCTTGAAGGTTGCTAAGGATCGATTAGCTGGTACAGCAACGGATAACAAGCAAATCAACTTCATTTTGACTCCATTAACTGTTATTGCTCCAGTTGTTAAATACGACAGTGTATCAGTTATTGATCCTTCAACTGACCGTAATGGTAACAGATACACTATTAAGGGCTTGTCTTACTATGATGCTATTATTTTGGACAACGCAAAGAAGGGTATCTACATGTCAGTAAGTGATGGTGGTCCAACTACTCCTTCAGCATTAGGCAAGAAGTAGAAAGGATGATCTGAAATGATGCTGCTTAATTTTGAGGATTACAAGGATTTAGGTGGCATTCAGGTCACCGATGAAGATGAGTTTGACAACCTTGAAAAGGCTACTGAGACTTTATTCAATGCATTAACTAGAATGTTCTATATTACGCATGATATTAATTCTGATTCGAATGAATATCGTGTGAAGATGTTCCGAATGGCCATGGTCGTTCAAATCGATTTTGCTAAAAGCACAGGTGTTGTTACTGCTTACGATATTGCCCAACAAAGTATTAAGTCTGTCTCAATTGATGGCACTACCGTAACAACTGACAAGACCTTGAGCGATTTAACAAATAATGGTTTATACGACTTGGCCAGACAATATCTTTTTGAAACAGGTTTGCTATATAGAGGTGCATGGAGATGTTAAAACCACCACTTTTTAGATGTAATCAGACGGTTACTGTATATCGAAAAAAGAAAGGCTCTAACAGCCATTATCATTCAGTCAGCTATGAGGATACTGGAACAGTTGTAAATCATGCTGTGGTAACCCTGAGAAGCCAACTTCAAGCAACTGAGGGTGGAAACAAAGTAGTAGCAAGTGGAATCGTGAAATTTATTCAGGATCGAGCTACTCCGTTTCTGACTTTCAGCAAGGAAGACATTGGAGCCAAGATTGAATACAACGGCATTTTTTATACGATTCAAACGATCAATGAAGATCGAGATCCACATAGCAATGAACTGTATCAATATAAATTGCTGATTTTGTGAGGTGAGAAGATGCCTATTACAGTTAAAGTTAATTTGAACAACTTAAACAAGAAATTTAGCAAGCAAAACCTTGAACATGCTAGAAAGCTTGCCTTGAACGATGCTCAACAGGCAATGGAGAAGTATGTACCTAAATTAAGTGGGGATTTACGCAGTACTGCACATGTTAATGCCACTGGTACGGCTATTACTTATACGATGCCCTACGCACGAGCACAGTTTTATGGCTTTATTACCAATCGTTACGGTGGACCATTCAGAATTCACAACTATACGACTACGGCTGAAACCCCACCTGATTATGTGAATACCAGCAGACGTTGGGATTTACGGTTAAAGGGGAACAAGCAAGATATGAAGAAAGTCAAGGAGGCACTCATCAATGGTGCAAACTGGCACAAGTGATTTGCAAGACCGCTTGATGGACTACATTCAAGATCAAACCGGCTTGCCTATTTATGCTGATCAGTTGAATGAGGACAATGTTTTGAATTTTACCGTTGATCCACCAAGTTTAGATTGGGAGGAAATGGATAGAACTCAGCATTTGATCTATAATTACTCAATTCAAGCTAGATCAGTGCAAGATCAACCCAATACGCTTACTGCTGATGCACCTACGGCAGAACAATTATTTAAGAACATGTTCCAAATCCGTGATGCATTGCTTCAATTAAGCTACACAAGAGCCTTGTTTAGTCACAACGGTAGCTTTCAGTTTGAAACTATTGAAGTGCAAGCTCCACATGATGCAGGTCAAGACTTTACAGGTGCAAGAAATCTAACATTAAGCTTTGCAGTACATGTTACAGAACGACATTAACCAGTACTTAAATTCAAAAGTGCTGGTATTTTTATACCCAAAATTAGAAAGGATTAACTAAATGACAGTAAATACTAAAGAAATTAAGGGTACTGGTCCATCAACTACTGGCTACCCTGAACAATATCAAGATTATCTTTTTATTGATATCAAGCCTTTGATTGGCAAGAATGGTCAAGCTGATATCAAGGATGCTACAGGTTCAACATGGGCATGGGTATCAGGTGGTATTTCTAACATCGATGAAGCTCGTAATGATACTACTGATTCCACTGCTTACATGGATGGCCACGGCTTTACTGACCACAACGTTACTGGTTCAGATGTTTCTTACTCAGTAACTGGTAACCGTAAGATGGGTGATGCATTCCAAGAATACTTGCGTAGTATTGCTGACTCACACGGTACCTATCGTAATACCCGTATGATCTATGTCGATGCTGACAGAACTCATACAATCATTGCTCAATGCACTATTTCTAACCCTAAGTTGAATGGTGCCGCTGCTAATGCCAAGAAGGGTATTTCATTTACTATTCAACGTAATAATGCTCCTCGTGAAATTGATGGTGTATTAACTATGAACGCAACTGCAGATGATCCATATATCTTTAATGCTACAGTTACTGCAGCAATTGGTTCAGATGAACCAAAGGCTGTCGTTAACGAAGATGCAGCAACTAACCCAGCCGGTACTGAAGGCAATAAATAATTTAATGTCACAGAGACGAGTGATATGAGACGTGAGAAAGGATATTTTAAATGGCTGTAATTAATTTAGGTTCAAGAATCAATATTGATAACAAGAAGACAATCATGTTACCAGGAATCAAGGATAAGAAATTCACGATTGTTTTTAATGACCCATACGCAAAGAAGGTCAACCGTGCAATGCTAGAACTTCGTAAGATCGGTATTAAGTATGATGACAAGACTAGTGATGAAGCTTTAGCTGCTATGACTCCTGAAGAAGCTACTAAGGTTGTTAATCAAGCCTTTGATGATGCTAGGGATGCTACTGAAAAGCTTGCAGATGATGTGCTTGGTGAAAAAGGTATTGGTAAGTTGATGTACAAGGTATATAACCATGACACTACAGCATTGGCAGCAGTTATTGGTACATTGAACGATATGGCACAAGAAGCTATCAAGGATACCAATAACGAAAAAACAAAGCGTAAGATGCAAAACCAATTGAAGAAAGCAGCTAAGCACTTTACACAACCTGCTGGTCAAGATATGACTAATTTTTAATCTAGGTGAGTAAAAATGCTAAGTCTAACAGATAATGGTCGCACTACCGTGGTGTGGGGCGATTTCAAATGTACTCTAGATTTAGCCTTTGATCGTGTGCTGTCGTTTCTTCAAGTGATTGAGGATGATTCCCTTAGTTCAAATGAAAAAACGCTCAAAGCCGTTCAGTTATTCTTAGGTGAGAGAAATGAAACCATAGATCATCTTTTAGGAAGATTACCTAAAGATGATTATTTTTTTGAAGAAGTTTTCAAGATAATCATATCTGAGATTAAGGACGAACCATACGGCAAGTATGAGGATAGCGATGATGAAGCTGTTGATAAGGAGCGTATTTTTGACTGGAAGAGGGATGCAGGTGCCATTTATGCCTCATTTTGGCAGGATTACGGAATTGATCTACACAAAGAAGTTGGAAAAATGCAGTGGTGTGAGTTTAAGGCACTATTCAATGGATTAACTTCTAAGACCTACTTCAAGAAGATTGTTGAGATCAGACAAAAAGAGATCAAGTCTGATATGTCAGCAGAAGAAAAGACTGACATTCTTGATGCACAAAGATACTTTGCACTTAAAGATCCACGACTCGATCAGATGAAGAACAATGCTTCAAGTTTAGCTTCCATGTTTGGATTGAAAGGAGGTAGCTGATGGCCGATGACGGTACAATAACGATCGGCTTTGATGTTCCGATTGAAGACCTGGTGTCCGATGTCAAACAGATGAATAAGATTCTGAGTGGCGTTGGTAAGGATACCGGTAAACAAATGGAATCCTCCTTTAAAGAAAACAGTGAGAAGGTTAAACAAACAGCCGATAATACTGATCAACATATTAAGAATAAGCTTGGTAAAACCACCAAAGTTAAAGTTGGTGCAGATACTAACGAAGCTGATGCCAAGATTAAAGACCTTGACGAAAAAAAGAGAAAGCTCAGTGGTGAAACTAAGGTAAAAGTTAATGCTGACACCAATGAAGCCAATCGAAAGATCAGGGACTTTAACACCAGAACTGCTCATATTCCTAAAGAACACAATACTAAACTTACAGTTACTGATCACATTAGTAACATCTTAGGAACTATCAAAGGTAAATCTAAAGAAACTGAAAGCAGTGTTGGTCACTTAGGTAGCATTATTAAGGGCACATTCATTGGTAGCTTGGCTTCTAATGCCGTTACTTCGGTATGGTCTCACTTAACTGGCTGGATTGGTAGAGCAATTAGTGCTGGTAAAGATTATGCGTTAGAACAGCAAACCATGCTTGCATCGTGGACTACATTGACTGGTAGTGCACGTAAAGGGCAAGCCATGGTTGATATGACCAACAAGATGGCTCTTGCTGCTAATAACTCAACCAAGATGGTTGATCAACTTAACCAGAAACTCTATGCAGTTACCAACTCAGCAGGTGAAACCGGTAAGTTAACTAAGTCAATCCTTACTTTGCAGGATGCCTTTGGTGTAGATGATGCTGCTATTGCTAACTTCTCCGTTCAATACTCTCAAATGATTGGTAACGGAAAAGCTCAAGCCATGGACTTGATGAGTATCCAAAACGTATTTCCAAAGTTCAAGCAAGAATTATTGGAATATATGCAGTTGCAAACTCATAACCATAAATTATCCATGGAGCAGTTGAACGACATGATATCTCACGGAAAGATTACGTCTGATATCATGAACAACGTTTTGATCAAAATGGGTAAGAAATATGCTGGTGCTACCGAAAACTTCTCTAAAACCATTCCTGGTATGATCAGAACGATTAAATCAACTGTGCCTGTATTATTAGGTCAGCTTACTCAGCCATTTGCTAAAGCAGCAAATCCAATAATCGGAACTATTTCTGATTGGATTACCTCTAAGAAAACTAAAGGAGAATTTGAAAAGCTGGGTACTACATCTGCAGAGGGAATGAACAAAGTAGTCAATGCCTTTGCAGGTGAAGGAAGCGACAGCAAGAAGTTAGTAAATAATCTTAATAATGGGCTTGAATCACTTAACAAGTGGTTAGAGCGTGTATTTGATTACATTGCTGATCATGCCAAAGATATTAAGCAAATAGGCAAGGATCTTTGGACTGTTGCTACAACGTTAGGCAAGGATGTTTGGAATGATTTTGCTACAATCATTGCTGATATTGCGGATGCTATCGGATTAACTGGCGATAATTCTGATAAAGCCAAAACTCCTTTAAAGCGTTTAGAAGGTGTGCTTCATGCATTAGCCACGCATAAGGGAGCTATTAAAGTAATAGCTGATGCCATAGTTGCTATTGCAGCAATTAGGACCATGAATAAAGTTCTTAGCCCTTTATTTGCATTAGCCAATTTAAAAGTAGGCAAAGGGACGGTTTTAGACTATTTAAAAAGCACAATAAAAAATGGTTCTATTGATAAGTTTAAAAATATGTCATTGCCACAAAAAGTGGCAGGAATCGCTGCTGGTGGTTATGCTGCATACGATGTAGTTAATAATGGCTATAAAGGTGTTACACAAAATAATAAAACCAAATTAGCTGGTGCTATTGGTGGAGGTGTAGCAGGTGTAACTGCCTTTGCATTAACTGGCAATCCTTATATTGCTTTGGCTTCTGAGCAAGGTGGTAAAAAGCTCACTGAATGGGGTGCTGATGCAGCTCAAAAATGGGTTAAAGGCTGGAATGATTACAATTCCAAACACAAACCCAATCCTATAAAACAACCAATTCAATATCACGCTTATAGTGCACATAAGGTTCTTAATCAGATACTTAATCCTAAAAATAATGAGGGGAAAGGATGGATCCCTCAGACTCCAAATAGATATTATGATTTTGATTCTAAAAAAGGCCTTTTAGGTAATTTGTTTGTTTTTGGAGCAAATCAAGCTGCTTCATTAGGCCACTTAGCTGATCCATCTTTTTATAAAACTCATAATCCTCGTGGCTCTTTATGGGGGAATTTTATGCATTGGGCAACTAACGCTGATATGTCTGGTGTATCTAATTTCTTTAAAGGAATTCATAATTGGCAAATGTCAAATCAAAAATTTGAAAATAATGGATTTGAAATACCAAAAGGACCTCAAAATGGACTGCAAAAATGGTGGAATGGACAAACAAGTTCACTTAAAAAGCAATTTAAACCACTTACTAGTGCAAAAATTGACTGGGGCTGGCTTGATCCGCAAAAGAATGGTCTTAATAAGTGGCTAGCAGGGTTTAGCCCTCAAGTTCATGGCAAGGCACTATCATTAAAGAATCTCCAAATTAAAAGAAGTTCAATACTTCCAGACCTACACCCTATCAAATGGATTGAAGATCAGTTTAAAGGATTTCATTGGCCAAAACTTCCAAAGTTCAATTTTCATTTACCTAATATCGATATAGGTAGTTGGTTTAAAGACATCCAAAAGAAAATAGGTGGATTCAAATTCCATTGGCCTAAAATTCATTTACCGAAGTTTAGATGGCCAAAGATTCGCTTGCCTAAATTGGATGTTAAAGGCTGGCTGGCCAAGATGGGTGCCCACATCCATAAATTCAAGTTTCCGAAGTTAAGAGCACCTAAATGGCCTGGCTGGAATAAACTCAAGCGTAATGTAAGCAACACTTGGAATGATATGGTCAGAACTACCAAGAAAAAAGCTGGTAGTCTATGGAGTAATGCCAAGGGTGGCATGGAATCTCTGAGAAAAGGGACAGATAGTTTCCTCAAATCCATCAAGAATGGCTGGCATTCTATGTGGAATGGTCTGGCTAAATGGTTCGGTGGTGTCTGGGATTCCATTAAGAAGAAGGCATCCGGTGGTATTAACGGAGTCGTTGATATTATCAATGGCGGTATCGGTGGAATCAATGGATTAATTCATGATTTCGGTGGTAAATCTAATACCATTGGTAAGATTAGCCACGTTAAGTTAGCAACTGGTACTGGTGCATTCTCTGGGCCAAGAAGACCGATCACACAAAGAACGCTTGCATTATTGAATGATGGTGTTGACTCACCTGAAACCAATAACCAAGAAATGATCTGGGACAGACGCTCTGGATCACTTAGCTTGGTTCCTGGTGTTAATACCTTACGATGGCTTGAACCAGGACAAGAAGTATTTTCAGCAAAAGAAACTGCAGCTTTATTAGGAGCTACTCATTTTGCTAAAGGTACTGGTGTAGGTGGCTTTCTTTCAGGTATTGGCGATTGGGCTAAAGGTGTTTGGAATGGAGCTGTCAATGCTGGTAAAGGCTTGATCAGATGGTTCAAAGAAGCAATGAACATTGTTTCTCATCCAAGCCAGGCATTAGATGCCATTTTCAAGTTCAAAGACTCAGGATTTAAAGGCTTATTCACTGAGTTAGCACCTGGAATGTTCAAGACAGCAAAGAAGGGTGCTTTATCCTGGTGGAATCAACTATGGTCTATGGTTGGTGGCAAGTTAAACGATGGCGGTGCTACTGCTAACAGTAAGCTTGTATCAGAAATGATGAAGCTGGGTGAAGGCAAGCCTTATGTTTGGGGTGCCACTGGTCCAAGCGCATATGACTGTTCCGGTTTGGTAATGGCAGCTGCTAGAAAATTAGGCGTAAGTCTTCCTCGCTATTCTGGTTCACAATATGCTGCAACTGTTCCAGTTAGTCATCCTAAACCTGGGGACCTGGTTTTCTTTGGTAAAGGCGGTAGTGCCCATGTTGGTGGATATATGGGCAAGGATACATATTATTCTGCTCAAAGTCCTAGTGCCGGTATCGGAGTTGGTAAGATCTCTGCAGTCCATGAAGGACCTGTAAGTTATCGCAGAATTAAGGGCTTATCTCAAGGGTCATCAAGTAAAGTATCAGCTAAAGGTGTAAGCAACAAGAGAATCTATCAACAAGTTGGTGGTGGCTTCTGGAAATTTATTGGTAAATTGGCTGATCTGTTTGGTGACCACATGTCTAATCCGGCTGGTGACGGAGTTGAAAGATGGCGACCAGCTGTAAAGCGTGCTCTTGCCATGTTGCATTTATCTAGTTCATTGGTAAATCGGGTGCTGAAACAAATGCAAACCGAATCTGGTGGTAATCCACATGCAATGGGTGGTACAGATGGCTTAAATGATGGTCATGCTGAAGGTTTAATGCAGGTTAAGCCAGGTACGTTTGCTGCTTATAAATTGCGTGGCCATAACAATATCTGGAATGGCTTTGATAACTTACTGGCAGGTCTTAATTATGCTAAGCATAAATATGGCTCTAGCTTGTATTACTTAGGTCAAGGTCATGGTTACAGAGATGGTGGCAAGGTTTACACGCCTCAAATTGCCGCAATTGCAGAGGATGGCGCAGAGTATGTAATTAATCCTAATAAGCCTAGCTTTGAACGGTTAATGAAAGATGCTATTCATGAAAGAGCACAAAAAGATCCAGCTGGCATGGCTGCCAAACTGGATCATATCCTTAATTTTGATAATTTGAAGTATAGTTCTGCTAATGGTTACAGATACTATTCTGCTAGCTCTAATGGTCAACAGGCAGATGGTGGTACACACATTGTTCAAAATGTCACTGATGGAAGCAATCAGGTCAAAGGCAATGTAAATATGATTATTAAGTTGGATAGCGATGTGATTACACGCAAGGTTTATCCAAAATCTAAGCTTATGCAAGCTAAAGAAATTGATATCGCTCAGATGGGAGGCGCTATTCCAGTTGTCTAGTGTTATTGTTCAGCATAAAAACGGTAAAGTCTTTGATTTAGACGCATTAGGTTATCATGTAAAAACTTTTGCTCCTTGGGGTAGTGATTGGACTCAAAGCACAACCTCAATTAACAAGTATTTATTATTAGATACTTCAAGAAAAGTTCAGGCCAAAACGACAACGCTGGAGTTGAATACAATGGCTAGTGATGTCACTGGACTTCAATTAAAGTTTCTGGATTTAACCAAAGTATTTAATGGCGAATATGATTTCTGGGTTTATTTTGCAGATATTCCATATATTAGGTGGGAAGCAACAGTGAATGGTGCTCCCACTTTTAATTTAATTGGAAATTCTGGTTTTGGGTCGGCTTCTATACCGCTGTATTTTCCAAAAGGATTTGCAGAAACTACTCACTCAACAGGAGAGTTACCGACTAATGTGCCGGCTAATCAATATCCGCTAGGATTATTTGGTCTAGGCACACATTTCCCTAATGATGGAGAAAATCCAAGTTATGCTAGTTTTAATCCAAGTAGTATGCGAATTTTCAACCCTGGAAGTATTGCTCTCAGAGCTAAGGGATTACATGGAACGATAATTGCGGAAAATGGTTCTGGTTTTTCAATTACCAACAATACAAATCAAACTTCCTTTAACTATAAAAAGGGGTTTGGGACATTAAAACTTGATGGCTATATTTGTACAGTTGATGGTAATTTTGATTTTATCAATACAGATCATGGGCATATTGATATTGAGCGTGGCTGGAACGATTTCAGCATTAGTGGAGCGTCAAAAGTGATTTTTGACCTCCATTTTTATTACTAGGAGGTTTTTAGATTGATTTATATAAAAACTCCTAAAGGTGTTGAAGCTCCAATTGTGACACAAGACGTAACCGTGAATGAAACGTTAGGTAGTTTATCAACGATCAACATTAGTTTTTATGCGGCTACTAATGCTCACAAGGACCGATTACATCCAGTTACTAATGAATTTGTTAATAATCATATTGCTCAGTCATTAATCATGCCGTTTGCTGAAATCGTCTGTGAAGGACAACGCTATTACTTACAAGATCCCAAAGTTGATGATTCAACCAATCCTCCAGCTATTACCTTGACTGGTATTCAGATTGCTAAGAAGCTGCATTGGAAATACATTGGCAAGTTGCTTCACGGTAAGACCAAAAAGATACCTAAAACGGAAATTATTAAATACAGAGTAACTGAGAAAGTTCCTCATACAACCAAAACCGGAAAAACTGTTATGAGGGATAAATCAGTCGTTAAAAAAGATAAAAAGACGGTTATCACTAAGAAAGTTGATGACAAAATCTCATTATCTGTCTGTTTAGATTTTCTCTTTAAAGATACAGGTATCAAGGTTAAATGTGATGATAGTCTCAAAAAGAAGATGTATTCCTATCCAGATGGTTTTGGCAAAGGCTATGCTGACGTTTTACTAAAAAAGTTAGCCACTGATTTTGGCTTTGAGTACAAATGGGATAACCTGACGTGCATTATTGACAAAAAGATCGGTAAGAAGGATTCTTTTTACTTCGTTGACAAGGTTAATTGCCAAAAGATCGGCAAGGAAGAAAATTACAGCAACATTACTACCAAGATTACGGTTTATTCCAATCCAAAGAAAACCAGAAAGTCTTCGGTAAGCCATGCTGCTAAGGAAACTAATTCTTTTAAAAAGAAGTCCAGCAAAATCAAAAAGCCTGGATATAAGAAGGAACGTAAAGAGTTAACGACTCGAAGCCGGTATAAGAGAAAATACGAGAAGAAGGTGCTGAGTGTAACCATTGATGGTAAGAAGGTTCCTACCTCAACGGTTAAAAAAGATACTAAGACAACGCATGGTATTCAGTATAAAAATCACTTTACCTATATCTCACCGTTGGTAGAACAGGAAGGATATCCGGTAATCGATGCGAAAACCGTTTATTACAAGTCTAACTTCACAATGGATGAACTGAAGGCAAAAGCAAAAAGTCTGGTGCATGATACACCGCTTGTCAGTTACACAGTAACTGGTAGTAACTTCAAAGCTTTTTCAAAAATTCATGGCGAGGTTGAACTTGGAAATCAAGGTTTGCTGATGCAGTTGAATAGAGATAAGGCTCAAAAAGCTAGAATTACCGCTATTGAACGACATCCAGAAGATGATTCTGTCGCTGACAAGATTACGTTCGGTAACTTCAGAACTGATCCGGTGCTTTATCAAATACGTCAGCAACGAGAATTTCAAGAGTTGCGTGATTCTTATGCTGATCTCAATGATGATATCTATGATTTGTCAGTAAGTAATGCTGGCATTTTGGATTTGGTTAACGACAACGACAGTATGCGTAACAACGTAGGTAACTGGCACGTTATTAACCTTAAGCGGATCAACAGTAATAAGAGAAAGTTGAAGAAGCAGCAAGCGGAAATTGATGCCCTTAAAGCAACTCTTAGTGCTAGCAAGAAGAAATGAGGTGATTAAATGTCGGTTTTTGAAAATGAAAGCAATGCTTCCCAGGATGCTAATTATCGGGAACACCTTAATCGTAATTGGGATAACGGTAATATTGCTTTTGACAACATTTATCAACAGATAGCTGATTGGCAAAATTTAATTTCAAGCTTAAGCAGTAGAGTTACAACGCTTGAAAGTGAAAATGATAAGCGAATTCAGGAGAACATTAGCTTACGAAATGAATTAACTAATTATCAACTAAAGACAGACCAGCGACTTCAAAGACTAGAAGCCGCTATTTTTAATGCTGAATATATCAATGATACTAAGTGTGATGTTGAGGCTAAACCATCAATCACACATGAAATCAATGATACTCATGTTGTTAATGATGATAACGGAATAATTATTCAAGACGAGCATCAAACTTTGCCAAATGATGTTAATTAGAAAGGAATTTTAAATGGATAATAACATTCAAGTAACTCATAACAATGATAATCATCATTATAGAATTGCTATGGATATTGCCAAAGAAGGTTCTAGCCTTTGGGATTTAACGCCTTATGTTAAAGGACGTGTTGGCGATAATCGTTTTGGTTTACAAGTAACATGGACTTATCAAGGGCAATTAATGAATATTGAAGGTATGAAGCCTTACATTGAGGGTAATGTTGGTCAATATTCTGTTGATGATAAGAATAATTTGCAACTTGACCCTAATTCTGGTGTTGTTCGTTATGTTGGTGATCCTGCAGATTGTCAAGCTGGCGGTCAAGTAACCTATTACTTCCCAGAGCAAATGTTTCCTAAAGAAGGTATTTTTAAAGGCTATATTGGTTTGCTTGATGATCGTGATGATTCAAAGAATCCTCATATTTCAGGTGTAACAGTATGGTTCAAAGTCTTGCCTGGTATTGCTGAAATGGGTCATGCTTGTGATTACTATATCAGTGATCTTGAAAATGCAGAAGAAATTTTTAAGGCAAAACTCAGACAACATGAAGCTGATTTTCAAAATGAAATCAACAAAGTAATTTCTGATGCTAGAAATACCTATAATACTGAAACTGAAAATGCACATGATGCTTTAGTAGCCTTGCAAGCTCAAATTGCTGCTAACCGTGATGAGCAGCAAAACCTATCTAATCGTTTAGCTGGTACTGAACAACAAATCCAAATGCATGACGTTGTAACTCGCCCTGAATGGCAAAATTTAAGTAATCAGCTTACTCAACAAGTAAGTCAAATGAAAGAATCGGGACTTGAGTTTTTTGACAATGCTGATGACTTAAAATCCACCTATCCAAACGGTGCAAACAAGTTATGCGTTACTTTAGACGATTCACATCAATACGTATATGACTATGTCAACCATCAGTGGAATGATGCAGGGGCATTCAATTACGGTACGATTGATCCCAAGCTCGAATCTGCATTTTTAAGCAAAGATTCTGATAATTTAGTTTCAAATTCTGATTTTGCTACTTTAGATGGTATGAGAATCTACAATACAAATGGATCTAAGGCCAATGTCTTGCTTATGCCAAGTAAATTAGGTAATTCGAATATTTTGAGAATGACAGGATATTGGGACAATGGTGCTAATGGTAAAAATGAGGTATGGAATGAGCTTCCTCATTTTTCTGTACAAGGATTAGCTAAGATTAGTTTCTCATTTAAATATTCCTTTAACTCACTTATGCCAAATACAGGCGGTAGCGCACAGTTTCAAGTTGCTTTTTATGATGTAAACGGTAATAGACTACAAAATATGTATTCAACTTATCTTGTTACAAAAAATGATGATAAATTAATACATTATACTGTTGAAAATTATGATGTGCCTGCTGATGCAGTTGAAGCTAATTTGATCTTTGGGATTTATGGTACAGGATACTTAGACATAGCAGAACCACAAGTTAATATTGGCTCATTAAAGGTATACTCTGCTAATCGTGCGATTAAAAATATTGCATCTCAAAGTCAGAACTTGTTAATTGATCAACCAATTAATGTTTGGAACAACATGAATATTGATTCCAATGATTTAGATAATGATTGCCTTTATAATGGCTATCCTACTTATCAAATTTCATCTAAAGACCAGAACTGGCATGAAATAAATAGTAATATTATTCCCGTAGCAGGCGGTAAAACAGTTAAAGTTGAAATTCCAGCTAAAATAATTGCAAGTGGTAATAATAGTCAACTAAATGTCAGTTTCAGAGAATTTGATGAAAATGGCAATATAACCTATACTGGCTATCCCTTAGCAGAAAGCCAGTCAATTACTAGCCATATTGTTTATTTTGACTTGTCGGAAAATACTGTAAAACTAAAATTAGCTATCTCTGCAATCGGAGTTGTTGAAGCTAATGTTGGCAATATTAGTCTTAGCTATGATACAAATTATTTAACTTCTAGGATTAAACATAGTGAGTTTTATAATTTGCCACCATCTTCTTTAAATAATCACAATGTATCTTTGGATAATGATTATTTAAACATTACTGGCATTGCTTCACAGTGGTGCGAATTAGTCCCATGTCCTTTTAGATTGCCATTGAACACTAGATTAATTTCTGTAGAATTTGATAGCAAACTTGAAAAAGACAGTTTACAAGATCAAGCAGTGCTGGCTTTAAGACAATATGATATAAATAATTTATTGATCACTAATCTTAATTTACCCATTCATAAATCTAAAGACATTTACCATAATGCTTTTTCTAATATTAAGATTTCAAATAAAACAAAGTATATTAATTTAGCAGTAGCGACATATGGAACTGCTAAATTATCTATCGGTGACATTAATGTCAAATTAAATACCGATAGTATTCTTTTTAATGAAGCAGCTGAAAAAGAAAGTGACCAAGTTATTAATTTAGCTCCTCATGTTTCTGCGATAGACTTGACTCCTATTACATCATCTCCCGACGATTTCGAAACGATTGATCAAAATACTTATAATGGCGAATCAACTCTCAAATTATCCACGCATGATCTAGATTTATCAAAATGGAATACTGTTGGTTTTCGTATAGATACTGCTTCATTCCCTGTCCCAGAAATAAATATTCAAGCAATTTATTCTAACGAGTGTGATGATAATAGCGGCAGTGCATATGTTACTGTTAACATGTGGGACAAAGATGGAGGTGCACTATTTAATCATAACTTCAAACTTCAAAATACTAAGCGTTTTGTCATGCAACAATTCAATCATATAAAAGTGCCAAATGAGGCTGCTCGCATAGAAGTCGGT